TACCGGCAGCAACCAGACCGTTTACACGGCTGGCAAAGTTGTTCTCAGCAATTGCATTGCTGTACTGCTCGGTCTGGTTGCGGGTCTCGTTGAGCTTGGTGCTCAGGTCCGAGATTACTTCTTCCTTTGCAGCGAGCTGCTCGGAAAACTGCTGCGTCAGTTCAACCTTGGCCTTCTCAACGGCCTGGTTGACCAAAGCGCTGAGCTTGGCCTCGTCAAACATGTCTGGCACGCCTCCTTCTGCCTCGTGCGAGTACTTCTGGGGTTCCCCCTTGGGAGCCTCAGCCTTCTTGGCCATCTTCTGGCCCTGGAAAAGCTTTGCCATAGACGAGAGGAATTCGCCCATGACGGACATGCGCTCTTCCTCGCGCTCGCGCTTCTCTTCCATATCCTCCTCACGGCCCATCTTCTCAAGCGCCTTGCCGGCCTTCTTGAGAGGCTCACCATGGGAAAGGTCTTCGTCATTCGAAAGCTTGGCCGCAGCCGGATCGTCCCCGGGAATACCCGCGGGCTTGTCATCCTTGATCTCGGGGTCTGCGGGCGCACCCACCATCCCTGCCAGCTTCTTCCTGAGCTGCTCGCGCTGCGCATCGCTCAGTTCGTAAGCGTCCAGCAGGGCCCCGACGTCAGAAAGAACCTGGTCGTTGCTCTTGTTGTTGGACATTTTCGTCTGATCTCCTTCAGACATGCACAGGGTAATGATGGGTAGCATCCCTGCTGGTTGGGATAACACTTGATTCGGAGGAAGGTCTGGTACAAACGGTGCGTTGGTCAACGCGTGTGCAGTGAGAAGGGTTCCAATTGGACGACCGTCCCGCTTTGAGATTGCGTAACGTTTAAGCTCAGCACTAGCGCTAGCATAGCGCCCCTCTTTGACGTCGTCTACAACTTCATCTGTTAGAGGCCTATAAACACCATACAGGACATCTTCCTCTTGCTCAAGCTTTTCCAGATTTGCAACTTTAGGTTCACCGTCGATGGCTTCTGGAAAACGTGCGTGCCCGTAACGCAAATAGGGCACAAACCCAGCTTCATTGCTGTTGAAATTTTCTACCATCTCGTCAAAGTCACGCTGTGTAAAATCGACTGTACCGTAAACAGGATGCACAAAAGTTCCAAAGCGGGCGATTGGAATTCGCAGCATTGAGGCGCCGTCCGAGAGTAAAAACACCTCCGCACCACCACCAAAATAGCAGCTGACATCCTGCGACAGAGCCTGCAGGCTGGAAACCTTGTGCCCTACGTACTCGTCAGTTGGCTTCAACTTACCATCAGCATCCTCGCGGTACAGCTGAATGCGCGCGGCTGGCTCATCCTCGGATCCAGTAATCTTTACGGGGATTCCTGAAACCTCGCCATTCCTTGTAATACTTACAACCTTGCCGCGAGCACGGCCACCGGAGGAATCCCAGCTGACCATGCTCCCCACGGATGCAGAGAACTGTTCTACAGCCTTCCTTACCCCCATCTGGGTTGTTGTACCTGCGTCAGCTACTCCACCAGTGCAGCAAGGTCCGGTGCCGTCGCAGCAGGCACTGAGCTTTTCCTCAGCCCTGTCTGCGCGGCGGACAATGCCGTCAGCCCATGACTTGCCCGCATCACCGCCCCAGAGCAACCAAGCAATTGCGCCGCGGTCGCCGTTTTCAGCACCACCGGACTTGTTCTTGGCGTGGCGTGCAAAAAACGAGTGCATGCGCTTTACAGTCTTGAGCGGAAGGGAAGACCCCGCAGCCAAGTCTCTTGCACGGGCTACGCCGCTGCCAATGCCCTGTCTACCGGCTTCCTGCGTATCAAGACCGCCTCGCCCAAACTTCTTACGTAGCTCAAGTCCTCGGCGGGCGGCTGAGCGCACGGAAGACGGCGGTGTGAAGCCGTCGGCCAGACCTTCGTCAAAGTCGGCAACTTCATCCAGCTCCGGAATCATGTCGCCTAGCCGAAAGCCCAGCTCATCCTGCACACCCGCTAGGTCTTCGGCCGAAAGTTCCTCGCTATAGCCCGACAGGGCCACTAGCTCTTCGTTGGAAAGCTCAACAACCATCTCACCCATTGATAGGTTTTCGTCGTAGTTGCTTATATCAATGTCCATGTTGCGTAGGCGTGCCAGAATACGACGTTTTGCAGACGCGCGCTCTTCTGGGCTCAAACCCTGTGTACGGTTTACTGCGCGCCAAGCAAGCTGCGCATGAATCTTGTCGTGCATAGGCAGACGACGCTTGCCCGGAACAGCAAAGTCGCTGGCCGGAAGGTTGTTACGCGCAGCTGCGCGAAGAACTGCCATCAGTTAGATAAGCCTCTAAGCAACCATATACCAGAGATAGGTACACTTGTGAAGGTACGTAAGGAGCAAAAACATTTTCTGCGCTACTTTAAGGAACGTACATATTTGGCTATAGCGTTTGACACGGCACTGCCCCAATGCGGGTACATTGCGGCAGAGAGGTCTTCAGGAACCCTTAGCTCCACTGAGGGTGTACCTTCCTTGGTTGTGTCAATCAGATCAAAGGGCTCTTCAAACTCAGCTAGGCCTGCTTTTAGCAACTCGTTCAACATCATGCTGCACGGCTTCTTGTCCGCGGGCGCACGGGCTACCACGTGGCATCTGATTCCCTTGAAGCGTAGTTGAACGACAAGAGAAAGCCCAAAGTGAACACCAACGCCTGTAACGTACTCAATGCCCTTTGTATCAAGGGCATCCGTAATAGACTTTTGTAAAGGATGCTCCTTGGATGAACCGATTGTATAAACCAGCACCGGCATGGCATCAACGCCTGTTGGGGGGCTGAGGGTTTCCGGACTTGGGGGGTTGCGCTGGGGGCTGCGCAATTGTTGGCTTTGGTGTGGCCTGCTGCGGTGCAGCTGGCGGCTTTATTTCGTTCTGCTTGGCCAGCTTGTTTGCTCGTTTCTCGTCAAGCATGGGCAATCCGCATAGCGCGCGGACCATGTTCAGGTCCTGCGCATCCGAAGTGTTTATCACGCCTGTGTTGCACAGGTTGGTAAAAACGTTGGACATGACTTCAGTTGTAGCCGAGTCGCTGGGCTGCATGATGAACTTTCCAGGATCCTGCTGCTTGCCAAAGTTCAGCCTGATCAGTTGTCCAACAACCTGCTCCACAAACGGTTCTACGACTTCGGCGTACAGCGCCTGCAGCATCATCTTGTAGACATCAAAATGCACGGCTGCTACTGCCTGTCCGCCAAGACTGCCTGTTGCGGAATCCTGGATCAATAGTTGAGGAATCAGCAGTCCCCGGTAGATTGCGGAGTTGTAGTACCGGATGGCTTCACTGAAGCTGTCTCCGAAGTTGTTTCCAGTAGTGAGTGTACCAAGCTTGATATCGTCTGTGGGGCTAGGTCGGACAACAACAAGGCCCGTTCCAGTCTGAATTTCAGATATAGCCTTAGCAGTGCTATCACCAATTGTCTCTGGCTTCATCTGCCCCGGTGTCGAGGGGTCCGGAACCTCATTACCCGTATAGCCGTGGGGAACGATTGCGTAGGTCACGGGGGTGCCATAGCGGTCAAGGGCGACGTTCCACATTTCAAGAACTGACTCCTTGAGACGCCAGTTCTTGTACACGCGCTTAAGGGCCGACTCACCATAGTAGCTATTGTAGCGGCGATTGTGAGTTACCAGAATCGTGCGGTCTTCTGGTAGGACAATCGGCGTACCGCCAAGACGATCCTGCCAGATGCCCGTGGTGAAACTTGAGTTAAACGCCGAATCCTCACCCCAAGTAAGTCGGCCCTGCTTGTTGACCTGCAGGTTGATAGTACGAGGATTGTAGTTGGCAATGAAGTCAATCCAGATACGCCCATCCTCGGGCTTGTAGACGACTTCGCTCACCCCAAACCCAGACCAAAGGGAAGACACAATCAGCTCCCCAAGCGCTTCCTTGTACGAACCATTCATCCGCGCAAGGTTTTCGTTTACGAAATCTTGGATCTTTGGGTCTGAGTGCTGATACTCGCCAAGTGCGCCAAGAATACTGAGCTTGATGAATTCAAGTCCGGTTCCCACGGTTTCGTCCGTGGTAAACGCGCGTTCGTACTCAACAAGCCTGAGGTAGTCCGGGTGGCCGTAGAAGCCGTAGATGTTGAAAGCCGTCCAGTAGCTCAGGCTGGTACCAACCTGCTTCGAGTAGCCTCGAGGCACGTTCTTGTAAGGTTCAGCTGGATTCTTCCTGGGCACGGCTTTCAACTCTACAGAAGCTTGAACAAGTCTTGCGGTCTTCTGCTATTACCGATTACATCGGGAATACTAGACAGGGCTGACTGCAAGCTTTCAGCTTCCTTTCTACGTCTATTTTCCTCTTCTCGGACCAGTTTGATCAGTTCTTCGGCCAGAACTTCTCTATAGTCGTCGGACATCTCGTCAGCTACATTAGGCGGAATGTGCCCGTACCTGCAGAGAATAGCCGTCTCGGCAACTCTTAGATACTGTCGGATTCTGGCCTGAGTAGCTTTTTTGCTGCTTCCTTGATGTCCTTCAGCTCATCCTCACCAATCGTGAACATCTCCAGGAAGAGCGAGACGTAGGTCTGGCTGTCCTTGATGGACCAACCACGCATCACGTACTTGGGATCCGGATCACGTGGGGGCTCACCATTCATGCTAATGATGCAGAAACCGGCGAGTACTTCGTCAACAGACTGCTTCTCGTTAGGCTTGATCATATCAATGACCTTCTGCCTATCAGAGTTGCGAGGCTCCCTAAACTGTACAACGTGTCCGCTTGGCAGCTTGAACTCAAACTGAGACATGCTTTAGGTTCTCCGTAAGGTAATGGGTGGGAACTACCACCGCTGAAACTCACTCTAGCACATCCTAGCCAGAACTTGCTACATCTTTCAGAAGAATATACAACCAATGCGGTTCTTCATCCTTGTAGACCTAGTACGAG